CACCATCACTATCCACCCATTTGACAACTCTGCCGCCGTTGTAAGGCCTTATATTGTTAGTGCCACTTATCGCCCAAGGTGCGCCATGTGCTGCAATTGCTGTGGATAAGCCCAACGAGGTGGCAGTGTCTACATAAGCAGAATGCAGGTCTGTGCTGTTAGTAAATCCATTAAAGGGATCATAGTGATGTGCAGCTGCGGCAACATCAGACTGCTTACCCTGTGAAACTACGGTTTGGGCTGGTATCTGAATTTTAGATTTAGATGCTGTGTCAGTGGTGTCTTGGGCTATTAGTTCTATGCCAGAAACTTGATGGTGCGCCACTTGTCCTGAAGTTGAGGTATTAGGAACTAACTTTACAGTATTAATTCCCGGCGCAGTAATTGTTCCGATATCTATATTATGAAGTGCCTGAGGATTGACATATCTCCCATCATTAGGAGAGGTTGCAGCTATAAATTGACTGTCATCTTCAGCTGTAGCAGTACCCCCATTGACATGATAATCTAATCCCATTCTACTTGCTTCATTAAATGTCAGATAATTTAATTCGTTGAAGTATCCTGTTATCTCAAGAAAATCACCTTCGGCGGCGGCCGCACCTCCACTTTTAAAAAGTATATGTGAACCTCTAGCATCATTACCTGTAATAGTTCCTCCAACTACCCTTAACCAATCCCTACCATCAATTGAAAAAACCCTTTGTCCATGAGTAGCAGTTTCTTGTTCTAATGTTTGTATTGATGAAATTTTATATCTTTGACTTCCAAAGTATGCGCCAATTCTAGGGTCTTTAATTGGCTTACTGCCTGCGATGTCTGTGTAGTAGTACATTCTGCCATCAGCTTGCACAGTTCCATATTTACTGGAAGCAATAGTAGAAGCATTCGGGCCAACGGTAGCTGCAGAAGTTGCAGTAGCTCCATCTAACAACAAACCACCAAACGCAGGATACAGAATGCCAGGCTGAATGTGGGGCCTCATAGCTACTGCGGTGTTGGTGCCTGTCGATAGTTTTCCGTTTACTGTTTGCTGTTTAAGATAAGGCATTAATTATTCCCTTTAATATTATTTTATATTCTGTCAATTTTAAAGTTTCCGAGAAGATCGTCATTGTCCCATTTTCCATGAATTTGTATATAATCTTTCCTTTGCAGATCCACTGTTACCATAGTAGTACAGGTTGAATCGGAATAGTTATAATTGTTTAAAATCGTTGTTCCATTTAATTGTATCGCAGCATAAGTACCATCAGTGGTATTATCATGAGTTGTAGTAGTAATTGTATACTGTCCCGCTTTAAGACAAATGACTCTATCGTAAGCGATTGCAAAGTCTTTATTAAAATAATGTCTTCCAGCTAATTCATTTCCACGCCAATTGTCAAAAATAACTGTTGCGTCACCAAATATTGTATCCGTATTAGTTGAAAGACAAGCTTTTCCAATATAGCTAGTATCTCTTGTAACCTCGTCCCATGTCTCACCTTCAGCAGTAACCACTAGATTATTTTGTTCCATGTTTCGGTCACCTCCGACTAGCTCATGAATGTAAGGTGTTTCAAATGTCTGGTAATGCGATGATGTGTGGATTGGGGAGACTACATCAATATTTTCAACATAAGCTGAAGAAGCAGCCGCAGTCCCATAAACCTTATGTATATTTAAACCAACTACCTGAACATTTCCTGTATTATCATAAAATGCCGCATCATCTGCGCCTGTTGTTGCTGTAGGTGTAACATCTGAGCCGTTGATATCGTATGTCATAGCCCTGTCTCTCACATCATAACAATAATGTACTTGATTAGTACAAAAGGCAGGAAGTACTGCTTTTGAAGCGGCATTACTACTACCAAAATTCATCCGTATACCACCTGAAGCGGTGACAAAATGCTGCTCTCCACCGATCGCCTGGTTATGGTCATAACGGATGTCTTTTGAGCAAATTACTCTCCTTACACCTTTACTAATAAGGTGTTGCCCTGCACCACCCACGATAACATGGTCTGCCATCAGCATATAATCTGCAATAACTACAGCATCGTCTGGAATAGGAGGCATTTTGGGTTGGTGGATGTTCATTTCCTGAATTCGCCACCAGTTAGGAAGATCAGCGGCATTATATATCTGCACACCATCTATCCAAACACTAGCAGTACCTGCTGCTGGTCTAAAAGCTCTATAAATATGAGTTCCATAAGGTAAGTTTTGGGCTATTGTACTATGATGAAGAGGAGCTCCCCCATCATAAGGCAAATCTAAAGTTAGTCCTGTGCCAATAAATATAAAAAATATCTGCGAAGTTCCTGCACTTTGTGCATAAAAAATTTCTCCTCCACCATTACTACTATTATCAAAGATTCTAAGTGCATTGCCTGACACGCCTGTTAGTCCATCATCCAGCACATGGGCAATATTATCATTAGAACCAGCCAACATACTTAAATCTGCATAAGCAGCAGCTGTTCCAGCATTTCTAGCACCATTACCGAACTCTCTCCAATGGAATGACTTTGTAACTTCTGCAAGTGATTGGTCTAATCCATCATCACTAAAGGCTGGCAATACTGTATTGGTTGCACTTGGAGTGGTTATTTCAGCAGCTGCAAGTCCGGCGGCATTCTGAGCATTCGGTGGCATCACGTTCACACTTGTCTTGATTGTACCATCACTATCCACCCATTTGACAACTCTGCCACCATTATAGGGTCTTATATTGTTAGTGCCACTTATCGCCCATGGAGCACCATGTACCGCGATTGCTGTAGATAATCCTAATGAAGTAGCAGTATCTACATAAGCAGAATGTAAGTCTGTGCTGTTAGTAAATCCATTAAAGGGATCATAATGCGTCGCTGTTGCAGAAACATCAGATTTCACGCCCTGTGAAAATACGGTTTGGGCTGGTATTTGAATTTTAGATTTAGATGCTGTGTCAGTGGTGTCTTGGGCAATTAGTTCGATGCTTGCTAATGAACAATAGAAATTATCGGGACTGAAAATTTTTACAGTATTAATACCTAATGTTGGTGCAGAATCAAAATTAGGGTTAAAGTTTGAAACACACGCTGTAAAGGCTCCAGCTTTTGGATCACCCACCGTTTGGGCCATATCATTTGCTTCAACAGTTCCTCCATTTAAACTAATTGAATACTGGTCTGTATCAGTTGTTAAACCAATTATACCCAAAATAATATCGTTAAAATAACCTATAACCTCTACAAAAGTATTTTCTGCACCAGAATCTGATGTAGGTTCTATACGAACTCCAGTAGAGGTGCTTTTTACAGACCAATTAGCACCACCTGCCCTCATCCACTCTCTACCATCTACACTATAAACATCCAACCCATGTGTTGCAGTCTCTTGTTCTAACAGTTGCAAACTTGACATTCTATGCCTCTGACCCCCAAAGTATGCACCAATGCGGGGGTCTTTGATTGGCTTGCTGCCTGCAATTTCTGTGTAGTAGTACATTCTGCCGTCAGCTTGTACAGTTCCATATTTGCTGGAAGCAACAGTAGAACTATTCGGGCCAACGGTAGCTGCAGATAATGCAGTAGCTCCATCTAACATTATATTAGCAACAGCAGGATACAAAACGCCATGCTGAATGTGAGGAATATCCCCCGCGAGAGGTGATTCAGCTGTTATTACTAGGCCTGGATGTGATTGCTTTTTAAGATAAGCCATTAGTTATTCCCTTTAATACTATTATTACTACTCACCAGTTATAATTTCAAATGACACAATTTAAGTTATGGTTTTGTTGGCCAAGTAATACTTGCAAATGTCGTTTTTGACGATTGGTCTGCTGGCAATGTTCTTAGAGAAGTTCTGTAAGTTCCCCACTTTGTTACTTTTGAAGATGTAAGAGCAGTATCGCTTGTTTGTGTCCAATCCGTACTGGTTAGAAGTCTGTCTCGTTCTGCCCGTATTAGAGTCCATTGTTCTGCTAATATACGAGCATCCTTTGCAGTGTCATCTCCTTTGACATGAGATTGAACATATTGTTTTGGACTATGGCTGTTTCCATCTATATCTTTAATTTCTTCTGCATTGGCTTTAGTGTTTGACCACTTGATGTTGTAAACTATTCCTGAATCACTTGTCCGGCTTACATAATCCTGAAGAGATAGATTCAGTCTTGCCTGCACATCTTCATCAGTACACTCAACGATTGTGAAATCTTCAGATGGGTATGTAATTACATCATTACCCTCTGAATCCTGAGTAGTGATTGTTGCTAGCCATGTCCAGTATTCGGGCTTGCTCTGACCTTTTGCTTTTCTTCTGCACTGCCACTCGGTTTCATGAACTGAATGAAGCACGTTTGTTTTATGTGATATATACATTTTTATATCCTATCAATTTTAAAGTTTCCGTAAAGATCGTCATCATCCCA